TGCTCCCAATAGCTGATTCAGCCTTCCATCGTTCTTTGCTAGCCTCTCCTTACGGGGAGGCTTTTTATTGTGAACATTGCACAGCTCCGGGAAGTTGTTACTGAGCTACTTTCTGCGTCGCCAAATTTAATTGGCACTTATACATTGCCAAATGGTTCAACGCTTCCTGCTGTGTATGTTGTTGGCAGGCAAAGCGTACCCAATGAATGGAAAGTGAAGGGACTAGAAGTGACAATTCGCGAATTTCCTATTTTGAATCCAGGCTCTCCATTGGGAGGGACGGTGAAGGTTAGTCAAGTGTGGGAAGTGATTTTGACACAGTTTACGCCTAGTAGCAATACGCTTGGTACGGCAATGGACAGAATGGTCAGGAGATTTCCCGATGCCACGCCTAGGTATTTTCAGGGCGATGATATTGCGTATGAGCGCTGTCGTTTCTTGATTCCTGATCTTATTCTTCGTTCCCTTATCGCATCATGAGCGCAGTTGTAGTTGGAGCTAGCTTTAATAATCCAGAGCGTTTTGTTAAAAAGCTGCAGCAAGCTTTTGAGACATGGGTGGAAGAGGATGTGGATGATGCATATTTTGAAGATCAATTTAAAGATGAGAAATGGGCATATCCGGGAGAAACTAGGCGCAAAAATGGTGAAGTGATTGAATCGCCTCGCGATATTTTTGACCTGGGCGGTTTATATCGCAGTGGTAAAGATAGTTTTAAGATTACGCAGGGTGGAAATGATATCACTGCCTCCTGGAACTGGGACGCTAAAAATGACAGTGGAAGAGCTTATGCCTGGTATGTGCATGAAGGGCTTTCGACCAATCTTGAGCCACGACAATGGACGGATGTCTTTCAAGAGCAAAATCTTTTTAATGGTAGTGTTGTCAGCAAGGCATTAAAATCACGAATACGAGCTGCGTTTGAGCAATGAAGATTGATTATTTATGGAGCGAAGACAGTTCAGTGCATGCTATTAACTGCGAACTTGAAGGCGCCGCGCTGGAGGCTGGTATCTTATGTCTTATTTCCTGCAGGGAAGAGACCATTAGAATAAGCAACGAAAATCATTCAATGTTGGTTGAAGTGCCTAGAGAATTTCGCTCCAGCAGCGAAAGAGTTAAGGTATTCAACGCATTGCTAAACGTTCTTGATCATGAGCAAATACAGCTTTCTAGTTCAGACCAAAGCTGAAGAATATTGCGAGCTTTTGCCTGGCATTCGTTTGAAGAAATATGGCGGCTGGCTTGTTGCGGAAGCCATTGAGCAAGAAGAAATTAGCAAGCTGCAAAGCCAAGCCACCATTCGCGCCGTGCAACTAGCTAAGCGCATTGCAAGTGACAAAGGTATTGCCCTGGATGAAGCTTTTGCTCTTCTGCAAGGAGGCGGTGGTTCCATTACCGAAGCTGAGCTTCTTTCCGAATATACGGAAGAAACTTTGAGCATGATTACTAGCGGCTCTTCCGTAGAAAGCACTAATGCTCGCATGGTGACTGCTTTTATTCGCTCTCGTGGTCAAGGCATGATTGACGATGAATGGCAAGACCTTACGGATTGGGAGCTAGAAGATACCAAAACTCTTCCTCGTAAAGCCATTGCAAAGGTAGTTGAATTTATTACTGAAGAACAGAGTGCTGAAACACAGGAGGCAGTAGCAGCAAAAAAAGCGACGAGGAGGAATTCTCCTCAGTAGCAGAAATGCTGGAGGCGCGAGCGCGTAGCCAGTTAAAAAATCTTACTGATTGGAATGAGCTTTATTTTAGGCTTTCCACTTCAGACTTCAAAGATAGGCGATGGCATGCTGATCAATTTGGTCGGCAGCCATTGTCTGATATTAAGCGTGCATTGAAATACCTTGACAAGCATGATGTGGCAAAGCACAATGTGCAAAGTGTGGCTACAGCCAAGCTTGGCACAATGGTTGCTGGGATGATGGCTGGCAAAAAGAGCAAGGTTAAGCCAGAAGATTTCCTGCCATTTGATATTAAATCTGCGCAACGAGATAGTGGCGTAAGTGATGCAAGCTTGATTGTCTTCCAGCGTTTAATGAAAAAGAGAAAAATGGACGGGAGGGTTATTGCTTTATTGGCTGATGATTTAAAGGCTTTTTCTGGACGTAACCAGGAGCAATGATTATAGAATAAAGGGACTGTGACAAGAAAGTAAGATGGCAGCTCAAGACGCCGAATTGAAGCTGAAGGTAAGTCTTGACCTAGCATTTTTCAGGCAACAGCTAAATGGACTTGGCACTGTCGCGGCTGGCGTACCAATAACTATTCCCATTAAGTTTGATAGACGTAGTGTACAGAATGAATTAAATGCTCTTGGGGCCAATATCAGACGAAGAACTTACCGGCTGAATGTCGAGACTAATCTTAAGACCGAAATCGGTAACGCCGAAACACTTGCTAAAGCACTAGCAGATCTTGATCGGGCAAGCAAAAAAGTTGGAGGTGTGAGCAATCGAATGGCGCCGTCTGGACTGGCGGGTGCAATTATTGACGAACAAACATCGTACAAGCAGCTTCAGGCTCTGTACAAATTTGCGAGGGAGGCTAATCTTCCATTTGAGCAACTTGCAAGAGGGGCAGCATCTAGCGTTGCAGAATTAAGGAGAGTTTTAGGGGCGGGCTTTGGTGAAGTTGGAGACGAGGTAAAAAACGGCATTAGCGATGCGTTAAAAGACGCAACAAGCACATTGGCCCAGCTCGGCAAAGAGATGGGCGAGACGTTGCTCAAAGAGACGAAAGGAAGTCTTGGCATCGCATCGCCTTCTCGTGAATTTAAAAAGATTGGTCAAAATGTAGGCGAAGGCTTCCAGCAGGGCATGTTGTCCTCGATGGACAAAGCCTTCGATGCAGTAGAAGGACTCATGAAGGCACGCATGAGGGTGCTTGATACCCTTGCTCGTGGCATGTTCCGCATGGCAGGCATTGATCCTGCGGCGATTAAGGCGGAAGCAGCGCAGCGGCGAGCGCTGCCTGGGATTAATTTTGCAGCGACAGTACCGCCTCGCAATATTTCAATTGGCCCATCTTCTACTGGAAGAGCATTGCCTTCTGGGGGTTTACCAAACACTGCGGGGGCTCTTCCGCCAGCGTATCGTGGGTTGCCTTTTGGATTTGATTACAGCGGAGCGCCTCAAGGCAAAGCTAGCGCGGATGTTAGTGGCGGTCTTGTTTCCCTTGAATCGGGATTCATTTCTCAAATGACAGCTCGATATTCCCGCATTGCTGAAAGATTTCTTTTTGGCGTTGAAACGCAAGTTGTTGATTTATTTGATTCGACTCAGCAAGCGGTAAACAGTGCTGTTGATCAATATATTGCCAATATTCAAAGCAAGCTTTTACAAGAGGCGAGAAGAAATGTATCAGTAAAAGATCTAGGAAGTGTAGGACAGAAGATCCTTTCTCCCGGCGGTACTGGTCGTGCGCCATTAATGCTTCCTGCTGCTGGAGGTACCACTCCTCCCAGTCAAATGCGGTTTAATGCTGTTACCAGCGCTGGCGGCAGTGGCGGAGGGCGTGGTGGTGGATATGTTCCACCCGGAGGATTCCCATCGGACAGCCCCATGGGTGGCAAACAAGGACAAGCCACCTTCATCGGAGCTGGTAGTTCCATGGAGAAGTTCAAGACTGGCCTAGACGTGGCCAGCGCATCCATGAAAAATTTCAGGGCAAGTCAATTGCCTTTAGTGGGTGGGTTAAAAGAACTTACTTCTGAATTTGGTTTTGCAATCAAACAGGTGCTGTTATTTGGTACTGCCTATAAAGGGCTCGCATTTATTCAATCATTGCCAGGACAAATTTTGAACGCTGCAAAAAGTCAACAACAGTATAATAATGCTCTTCAAACTGCCACTCAAGACACTGGAACTTTTGCAAAAGAGCTTCTCTATGTTGACAATGTACAACGCGCATTTGGCTTGAATCTGCAAACAACGCGAGAAGGTTTTACGAAGCTTTATGCTTCCATGGCCCCCACTGGCTTTGATTCTGGCTCTATTGAAAAACTTTTCACTGGCATTAGTGCAGCCACAGCCGCGTTACAGCTAACCCCAGATAAAGCCGAGCGTGTTATTTACGCATTCGGGCAGATGGCCAGCAAAGGTCAAATCATGAGCGAAGAACTCAAGGGGCAATTAGGCGATGTTCTTCCTGGCGCATTGGCAATTTTTGCTAAATCTGCTGGTATGTCAGTAAAAGAATTTAGCAAGGCAATGGAAGATGGAGAATTTGTGGGTCAGAAATTTAGAGAAACTTTTGCAAAAGTAAGCGATGAACTCGTTAATCGTTTTGGTACTGGCGCACAAGCGGCGGGCCGGTCTTTGCAAGGTTTGTTAAATACAGTTCAAGGTGATTTTGCTCGCACTCTTGAGAGTTTTGCTCCATTGGCGGACTCTGTAGCTCAATCCATTTTGGGGCCATTAACTGGCTCGTTGAGTCAGCTTTCAAAGGCTGCACAAATCGCAATGGGAGAAACCGAAAGACTTGACAAACAAATCAAGGAAACAGAGCAAGACATATCGGATCTTAAAGTAACTCCTGGTATCGACGAAAAAGAAATCAAGGCTGCAGAGAAAAATCTTCTTTCGCTCAAAATACGACAAGAAGAATTGAATAGAGCATATGAGGATCCGGCGATTCAACAGCAAGTTAGCAATATTCAATCTTTTGTTGCAGAGATAGGCAAAGCAATTACCTTTGTCCAAAACTTTGGTTCTTTATTGCAGGGTATCCTTGGTCCTGCGTTTAATTTCCTGGGAGGGAATATTACTGGAGTTATTGGCAGCTTGATTTCCTTGACCGCCGGATTTGCTGCTACGCGACTGGCAGTTGTTGGGGTACTGGGCGTGCTTAATACTCTAAATACAGTTGAAAAAATTACAAGAAATGGTGCCGTTGGCGCTCAACTTTTGGCCACTGCTTTTAAAGTCGTGGGGGTGCAAATAACTGGAGCCCAAGTGGCAACAATTGGATTTGGCGTTGCAATCAAGGGCTTGCTCGCTTCGACAGGTATTGGACTTCTTGTTGTTGCATTGACATCTGCCGCCACTGCATTCATGACCCTTGGCGACAAAGCGGCGGAAGCAGCGAGAAAATCAAAGCAGGCCATTGAGTCTATGACGCAGGCCGCAGCAAGTGGTAACGTTGCGTTGCTTGACATGGAAATTGCTACTGCCAAAGCTGAGTTGGGCGATCTTGGTCGAGCACAAAAGATAATTGGATCCCTGCAAGGCGCAAGAAGGCAAACAAGAGGAGGAGGGTCTGTTACTGAGATAAGAGCTGAAGATATTTCTCCAGGACAAAGAGCCTTTCTAGAGCAACAAGGGATTACTGTTCCAACGAGAGGAACAGTTAATCGCAGTGCATTGACTCAGCAATTGGGACCATTACGCGCTTCGGCAGCGCAAAGACAGCAAGCAGCAGAAGCGAAGCGCCCTTTCGCTGTCGAGAGGCAAGCGGCTCTGGGTTTAAATGTTCCATCCCCAACAGTGCCAACGGGCGCAGAAGATTTAGATGCAAAAGACACCAAGGGCGCAGCGGTTCAAAGCTTAGAAAGCTTAGAAAGCCTTCGCGATCAGCTTGCCAAGGCTCGCATGGAAGGTGACATGGAGCGTGCCAAGATTCTCTTTGAATATCAAAAGCGTCTTGACGAACGCCGTTTTGAGCTGCAAGAATCTGGTGCCAATGACATTCAAAAAGCTGGCATCAAGCTTGCAAAAGATTTGTTTGACGTGAAAATGCGCTTAGAAGAGCAAATCTTTAATGCTGGACAATCCATTGCGAAAGAAGCTGGAAGTGTTGCTCCAGGAAATCGTCCTCCTCGTGCGCCTAAAGGACAATTACCATACAAAACTGCCGCTTCCACTCAATATGGTTCTGGCGCCGATCAAAATACAATGATTGGGCAAACTGTGGGAGCACTTCCCGGTGAACGTCCTGTTTCGGGGAGTGAGCGTCGTGATATTGTTGCGGCTGAAAAAACTGTACAAGCGACAAAGACGGCAAGCCTGCAAACAACTTTGGCACTAAAAAATGCAGAAGCAGATTATGCGCAAGTCATTAAACAAAACTTTGACACTCTTTTCCCGGTTGCTCAATTGCAGCTTCAAAACCAATTACTGGCTGCACGGTATCAGTTGGAATTGCAAGCTGTACCTCAAGAGGCCATTGACGCGCAACTGGCAATTACAGAAGCACGTGCCAAGGGCGTGGAGTTACAAAAGGTATTAGACAAAGAACTAGCTGATTCAATCAAAACATTCGATAAGTACACTGCAATACAAAAAGAAGGCATAGAGCTAACGCAAGATCAAGCAAAGGAACTGAAAATAGCAGAGATTGCTATCAATACATATTCGAAAACAGTGGGGAAAGCCGCTGATCAGGTGAAGCAATTTACAATTGCCCAATTGGAAAATGCTGTTGCTGCATTAGAACAAGCTGATGCGCTTAAGGCATTAGAAGAAACTGCTGCTCGCATTAACCAAGCGGTAGAGGGTGTTTCGGGAACATATAAGGATTTATTTAAAGAGCTTATCAAGGGAGGCGATTCAACGGAGGCACTTAAGAAGGCGCAGGAAGCATTAGCCGATCAGACGTTAACGCTTTTCTTGGATTTTGCAATGCAACCAGTTGAGAAGTTCTTTAAAGATCAACTGGGCGCCATTTTTGGCGTGCCTAGCGAAGAAGCGCAAAGAGAAAAAAGCATTGCCGTAATGAAGGAGCAAATAAAGGAATTACAAGAACAGAAAAAAATACAGCAAGGGATCAAAGACAACACGGATGTAATAGTTGGCGCTGCTCCAGGAACTCAGCAAACTGCGGAAATACCTTCTGCAGAAACGCCTTCGGCTATTGTTCAGGGTGTTGATGTGCCGATTGACCAAATGCCTGAAGGCATGCAACTCCCAGATGTAAGCGAAAGTGCTGAAGCGTATAAAGAAAACTTGTCCAGTGTAAATGAAACCATTAAGAGCAAGGCAGAAGAAGCTGGCCCCAATGGCGAAGCTGGCAAGCAACTACAAAAAGCTCTTGGGGCAACGGTACAAGGTATTGGATTGGCAGCCGGTTCTATTCTGGGAATTGCTGCTGGCATTAATCAAATCAAAGAAGGCGGAGCCTCGAATGTCCTCGGTGGAATTGCTACTGTCGTGGGAGTAGTTGGAAGCTTGATTGGTGGTATTTCTGGAATCGCTGGAGCGCTTAATAAGGGCGCTGCACCTGCTGCGCCAACTAAAGCATCGGCAAGAGGCTCTTATTTCAATAGCGGCATGTCTTATTTTGCCACTGGCGGCATTGTCTCTTCTCCTTCTTTCTTCCAGTTTGCCGATGGCGGCAAAATCAACATGGGCATGATGGGAGAAGCTGGCCCTGAAGCTATCATGCCTCTTAAGCGGGGCGCAGACGGCAAGCTGGGCGTTCAAGTGGCAGACAATAGGGCTGCATTGAATGCAGCCTCTAACGCCGCAGCAGAGGGCTCTTCCGATGCATTTGGCGATGAGAATGAAATGGATGCGGCGGGAAGGGCTGCCATTCGTGAAATCGAACGCATTAAAGAAAATAAAAACAGCTTGACCAGCAATAGCGAACGCTCCATTATGAAGCAAATGCTAGACAGTGAGCGGGATCGCATTTCAGAAAGCCGCAGTGAAGTAAATAGTCAGCAATTAACTTCTGAAATCAGCCTCATGCGTGAGCGCATGCTGGAAAACAGAATGCAATTGGAAAGTCAGCGTTCTGCAGTGGAACGTAGCTATGAAACTGAAAGGTTGCGCGAAAACCGCATGGAACTAATGAGCCAGCAATATGAAAGCGAACGTCGCTTTGAACGGGAGCGCATCGAGAAAATGGCAAGCACTAGTCAAAAGCTTGACATTAATTACACTTCTCAAGTGATTAACAACGTAGAATATGTCACACGAGAGCAAGCTGAACAATTAGCTGCTCAATCTGCATTGAGGGGTCGTGAACTCGCCCTCGGCTCTCTTCAAAATAGCGTTAAAGCTCGCAAGCGGGTGGGGATTGCCTAATGTCAGTTGCAGTTGTTAACTACATTCAATTTCGTAATCGCGAAACTTTCGCCACTACTAGTCCAATGTGGCAAAATTTCTTTTTAGATAGAGCCAGTGATTTCTTGCCATTTAGCTATGGTCAAGGCGGCGGACAAACAGCGGGAGAAAGATCACAGGCAAATCTAATCACTCCAGTGAATGCCATTTCATTGAACTATGCAAAAGAGGCTGCAGACAATCGCTATATTCTCGATGTGACAACAAGAGAATTGAACATTAGTTCCTTAGCAGAGGTTTCTACAATTTCACGAGAGCTATGGGTGGTAGGTAATTTTAGCCATGATCAAGAGTTGCTCACTTTTGTTTTACGTGGTCCAGGCGATGCAACAAGACAAGGGCCAGGAAGGTTTCTGTCTCGCTTTTTAATTGGTAACGTACCAAGTTCCGGCACTCTTGTTATCTCATGAATTGGCATAAGTGGATTGGGAAAAGGCACGTTACTGGTGCTGATCCAGAGTATGATGAAGGCTGTGACTGCCTTTTAATGGTGGTTCGCATTCGTGAAAGCCTTGGTTTGCCAGTTCCAAATTCAATGGATGTGGCAACAATGATTTTGCTTTCAAACACGGAATCCCATGCAGACATCTACGCTTTAATGGCTCCACATTTGGTCCCCACTGACTCTCCTTGTGACGGTGCTTTTGTAATATTTGAAACGCCTGATCAAGTTGGAACTGCGGTGATGATTGACAATGGCCTTTTAACTGTTAGTCACAAGCGTGGGGTTCGCTGGATTCCAACAAACATGCTGCGTAAATTCACTTGGTACCATTGGAAATGAAAGTTCCTTTTCTGCCCCAAGATCGTTACATTGCAGAAATGCTGGGGCTTTCTGAGGAAGAGATGCGATGGTATAAGGCGGAAATTCAACGAAAAGCGATGGAGGGGCCGCAACCAGCAGTTATGGCTGGCGCGGAAACGCTTGCAATTATCAGCTTAGTTTTAACCGTAATCAGTACGGGCTTAACAGTTGTTTCGGCGTTATTGGTGCCTCGTCCTGACACGGGACAACGTGGTCGATTAAGTACTCGGCAACGTCAAGGCGATACTCTACAAGTTCCATCTGCTTTTGCTCCTACTTACGGTTTTGAAGCCGTACAAGATATTGCCCCCCTTGGCGATCCTATTCCGTTGGTTTATACCAAGCGTGAATTTCTCAATGGTGAATGGTATGGCGGCACGCGAGTTAATACGCCATTAATTTGGAGCCAGATTTGGTCGCTAGGCGGAAGCCAAATGTTGCGAGCAGTTTTCTTGGTTTCCGAAGGAGAAATTGGCAGAATTCAGCCGAAAAGTTTTGCTATTGGCAATAACACACTTGGTGCATATTCGTTTGACGGCGATCTTCAACGCATTGCTATTTATTCAGTGGCCGATGGAGGGCGCATGGCCATTGGTAATTATTTGTCTGGGTCCAGGAATGATATTGGCGCTCAAGGTATTTATACCAGCGATATCTTTCAAGTGGATATTGGCACAAACAATCCTGAGCCTTATTTTTGTGGCGCTTATAAGCCAAGCACTTCAACTTCTTTTGGTTTGTATTCTCCCATTGCAAATGGTCTTGGCTATCGCATTAATCCGCGTATCCGCCCACTTAGGCAGTTGCAAGCAAATGAAGATGAATATGATGCAACTGACGATGCCCAAGCAGTAGCTGAGGCTTGGAAATATAAATATTGCTACAGCAGCAAGTCTGGCATTATCTCTACGTCTCGTGGTAGCACGCCAGGTAGCTTGGTTGATCTGCAAGTAGGCGATACTTTTGAATACATGCTCAGTTCTAAATCGGACGCTGTGCGTAATTTCACCAAAACACCTTCTATCTTTGTAAACCAACGGAATAGTGATAATAAGCGAGGGTCGCAAGATGGTGAAGAAACACTGGTCAGCGTGGGCCAAGCAGTTGCAGGCAGACAGAAGCAATATGATGCTGCATTGCAAGAAGGCGAGCTTTATAAGGTGGGCTCATGCCTAGCAATTTTAGTTAGCCGTAGTCCAGTATTTATTAGCGAAGCCGATTACAGTTTAGATTCACTGGATGAAGGCGAACTAGCAGATGAGGACACTGGTAGTCCGGGTGAAAGCCTTATGTGTATATTCCGCGTTGTGCGCGAAGGAAGGGTTGGTGTTGTTGGCACACAACTAGTTGATACAAGATTTTTTGATGTTCCGGGAACAAGTAAAATTTATCCTGGAGAAAACGACCCAAGCAATACTAGAGCCTCTAAGCCTTGGTTATTTAACACCGTGGGCACAGACTATGCTTTAGGCGAGATTGGCGAGCGTTATTACACAGCATCAGCATTTCCGCAACTATTCCGCTGCGCATTGGGAGGTGTCACATTAAACCGTCGCACTCGTTTCTTTGAAATTGGCATTCGCAGTACTGTCGCCATGCAGATACAAGGCATGTGCAACTTTGCTGATGTACCAAGTGAAATCACCTCGTTTGAATTTGGCATTGTTGATGGCACAAGTGCTGGCCAATCTGGCAGTACCAATC